TGGTCCAAGGCCCCGGAATGCGAGACCTGATCGATGCGGGTAGCTTGGCAGATTATCGCGTGTTCGCCCCGAAGGTCGGCATTGACGAAGCGCTTTTGCAGATAGGCAAGACCGGCGATTTCACGGCAAATTCTGCCAAGGCCGCGCAAAAAGCCGAGATGATCGGTGACGTGGTGGAAAGCTATCTGGCCCACATTCCCGGCAAGCAAGCGATCGTCTTTGCGTCAGGGGTGCAGGACGCGAAAGACATCGCGGAGCAATTCAGGGCACGCGGCGTGCCCACCACGGCGCTGGACGGCACGAACAATGATGGGCACAGGATGGACCAAGTTGCGCGGTTCGAGACAGGTGAAACGCGGATCTTGACGAACGTGGACCTGTTCGGCGAGGGGTTCGATGTGCCAGCGTGCGAGGCGGTCATAATGGCCCGACCAACGGCCAGCTTCGGGCTGTTCGTGCAACAGTTTGGCCGGGCGCTGAGGCCGTTCCAAGGCAAGACGCATGGGGTTATTATCGATCATGTGGGCAACGTGGTGCGCATGGCGGCCAAGCATGGCCTGCCCGATACGCCACGCACCTGGACGCTCTGGCAGGACCAGACCCGCAAGACCGCCGGCAACCCCGACGCGGTGCCGGTCAGGGTGTGCCCTGAATGTCTGCTGACATATGAAGCTGTCGTGTTTGCCTGCCCCTATTGCGGCGCCGCCCACGTCCCGGCCGGGCGGTCATCGCCGGACCAGGTGGACGGGGTGCTGTCGGAAATGTCGCTGGAACTGCTGGCGACCTTGCGCGCCGGAGCAGACAAGATCCAAGCGGCCGAGCCTGCCATCCCCTACGGCGCGTCGGCGATCGTGGCCGCAGGGATCAAGGCGCGGCACCGCCGGAACCAAGCGGCTCAGGCGTCGCTATCCGACGCGATGCATCGGTGGGGCGGGATGCGCCTGGCCGCGGGTGACTCTGATGCAGCCATGCAGGCCCGGTTCCTTTTCCGGTTCGGCGTGGATGTGATGAGCGCACAAGGGCTGTCCGAGCGGGCGGCGCTGGAATTGAGGGATGCAATCATGGAGGCGACACGCCAATGAAACGACTCTTATCACCCGTAGCGGATGCGGTTCATGCCTACGTTGTTCAGCATCCCGGCGCCACAGTGCGGGACGTGGCGAGTGCGCTCTTTCCAAACCACGCGAACGGGGGCGTTCCGGCCGCTCAAGGCTCGCTGTCCTGGCTGATGGCACGCAGGCGGGTTGTCCGGCAGTCGTTCGGGCCGAACATCGCCGCGCGCTACACGGCCCGAACGGAGCGGCCAGTTTGCGCCTCAATCAACGTAAATGGCGTCAGTCTGGCGCGCGCACCATGGGAGAAAATAGCATGACCATCGACAAGCAATTCCGGGCCAGTTTCGTCCGCCGCTGGCACACCAATCCCGATCTGGCGCAGACCGTTGACACGCTCGCAGGACATGGCGGGCGGGTGGCGCGCGTCATCCTGAAGCTATGGCCAGATGCGTCCCGCGCCCTGCTGCACTGGGCGTTGGTGCATGACGACGGAGAATCCGTGGTCGGTGACGTGCCATCCACGACAAAGGGCGCAACGGTCATCCACGAGCAAGAGCGTGCCGCGCTGGACCGTATCTGGCCGGGGTTGCCTGACCTGACGCCGGACGAATACGAGCGTCTGAGATTTGCCGATCGGCTGGACGCCTATATGTGGGCGCAGCATCACGCGCCTCACACGCTGACCGGTGACGGCTGGCCTGAGTGCCGACGCTGGATCTTGGCACAGTATAAGGCGCTGGGCGTGTCGGTGTCGGTATGATGCCCCGCCCGACGACCTACTACAACGACAACGATCCGCTTGTCTGTGCATGGGTCCGGCAGTTGATGTTCGACGGGCTGATCCCTTATGGCGTGGTCGATTCCCGGTCGATCCTCGATGTGAAGCCCGCCGACCTTGAGGGCTTTACGCAATGCCATTTCTTTTGCGGGATCGCAGGTTGGGCCCAGGCGCTCAAGCTGGCCGGATGGCTTGCCACGCGCCCGGTCTGGACCGGATCACCGCCATGCCAGCCCTTCAGCGCGGCCGGAAAATTGGAAGGAAAAGACGATGTGCGACACCTCGCCCCCCATTTTATCAGCCTGGTCGCGGCTTGCCGCCCCCCAGTGCTGTTCGGTGAGCAAGTCGCCAGCGCGGGTGTGTTCGGAAAGTCTGCAAAGCGCGTTAGAGGCGCGCCTGAATGGGCCTGGCTCGATGATCTATCAGACCGCTTGGAAGCCGCACATTACGCCGTTGGGGCGTCTGATATCCCGGCTGCGGGCGTCGGCGCGCCGCACATCCGGCAGCGAACCTTCTTTGGTGCGGTCAGGCTGGCCGAGTCCGGGGGCGTCGGACGGCAATGGGGGCAAGGGTCCGCGCACGGGGGTGTCAATGACGGGCAGGATGCCGGACGGGTCGAAGGTGACAATGGGATTGCCCGCGACTGTCAAGTTGGCCCTGAGCGGCTGGCCGACGCCGATGGCCGGCACACCTGCACAGAAGGGAAACAATGCGGCGGGGAACAACGATTCGAGCCGCAAGACGGTGTTCCTGAGCGGCTGGCTGACGGCCAATCCCCAAGCGGCACGCATCACAGCGGATGGAACGATGTTGACTGGCTGTTCTGCAGGGATGGAAAGTGGCGGCCAGTTAAATCCAGCGTTCAGCGCGTGGCTGATGGGATACCCGGAGGCATGGTGCAAGGCGGCGATTTCCTGTCAGCTTCCCAGCCGCTCGCGCAAAGCACCAAAGCGGCCCGCCGTGTGATGCGGCTGCGGGGCTATGGCAATGCGATCGTCCCGCAAGCCGCGGCGTTGTTCATCAATGCGTTTGACACCTCAGTCAATAAATGGCAATAATGCCCCAAAGGAGCAAACCAGATGAACGAAATGATGTTGGATATCGAAACGCTTGGGACAAGCGCGGGCTGTGTCATCCTGTCGATAGGGGCCGTGGCGTTTGAAAAAAGCAAGATGGAACCGATCGACAGCATGCACGTTGTTCTCGACCAAACGCTTCAAAAAATGATGGGGATGAAAGAAAATCCGTCAACCGTCGAATGGTGGAAGTCGCAAAGCCCCGAAGCGTGGCAGAGTGCAACAGAAAGCCCCGTCAAGGTGCAGGACGCGTTGGCACAACTCGACAGGTTCTATGCCAAACACAAACCGCGCGTGACGTGGACGCAAGGTAACAACTTTGACCCGCCAATCCTTGGGCATCTTTATGCTGTTATGAAACTGTCAACGCCTTGGAAATTCTGGGCCGTGCGCGACACGAGGACGTTTTACGATGTCTATGACTTTGATGCGCGGATGGTTCATCGCGCCAACACCTATCACAATGCGCGAGACGATTGCATGCATCAGATCGAATGCATGCGTGCAGCGTCCCAAAGGAGTCTGAACAATGGCTGAACGAGTGAGAATGTCGCGGGACGATCGGCGCGGGGTGATAATCCGGGCGGCCGTCGCCTTGACGCGGGCGTCGTCAGGCTGTGTCAATTCATGGACGCGCAACGACGTGGCCCGGAAATGCTCACCCCCTACCAGCATCGACACCGTGAAAAATTATTTCACGATGCCGGAATTGCGCGAGGCGGTGCGGGTGGTGCTGAGGGGTTGACTTGGCGAGAAACGCTTACCATAGTGGTAAACCTAGCACAACCGCGCAGGGGACACCATGGAAAAGCTGAACGACTATTTGAAGGGCCGGACAGCCCGCAATCTGGCGCGCACGGTGGGTGTTTCAGACGCGCACATGTCTCGCCTGAGACACGGTGAACAAACCCCATCGCTTGCGTTGGCGCGGCGCATAAAAGAAGCAACCGCTGGCGCTGTGGACTACGATGCGTGGGGTTTGACATGATCGATGCAGCGCAGTCTTACGTCGCGCGCGGTTGGAGTGTGTTTCCCGCTCCGATTGGCGAGAAGAAATCCCTTATGTCGGCAAAGAACGACCGTCTTGGGCGCAAGTGGGGGTCCACATGCGAACCTGAAGATGTAGCCAATTACTGGAACAAATGGCCCAACGCTAACGTGGCAATCGTCACTGGTCCGCAATCCGGCATATGGGTGTTAGACATAGATACGCCTGAGGGTCACGCCCGCGACGGGTTTGCAAGCCTCGCCGCACTTGTGGCGCAACACGGGCCATTGCCTGAGACGCTGACAGCAGAGTCACCCAGCGGCAGCCGTCACCTGTATTTCAACTGGCCATCCGCAGGGGGAATCCGAAACACCAACAACGTTCCCGGTCCTGGGCTGGACGTGCGCGGTGCAGGCGGAATGGTCATTGCACCGCCGTCTGCCAAACCTGACGGCAGGCGGTATGTCTGGGTGAACTCGTCACACGTGGTAGATGCACCGCAATGGCTTATTGACCTCGTTACGCCTGACGCGCCCCAGATGCCCGCGCCACGCCGCGCCACCCCGTCCGCGCTGGGCGAGGTTGAGGAAATGCTGGCATACATCGACCCGGACGCGGGCGGTTACCAAGGATGGCAGACGATCCTATCTGCCATTCACGATGCCTCCGGTGGCTCTGAGGATGGCATGGACCTGGCGGACAAATGGTCAGAACGCGGGGCGAACCACAAACCTGGTGAAGTGCAGGGCAAATGGTCCAGCTTTACGCAGGGTAAGGGTGGCGGTTCGACCATCGCGACCATCGCTGAAATGGCCAAGCGCGCCGGTGCTGATGTGACAGCCATCGGTGCGCGCCACCGCCTGATGAACATGCCCGGCCCGTCGCATGTCCCGGTCGGGATGCTGGCCGCCCCTAACAGCGCGCCCCGAGCGCCCAGTGTAATCGATCTGATCTGCGCGCGGGTTAAGGACAACCCTGACGATGCGGTTCACACTTTGGCCGGGGAAATTGCACGACTTGGGCCGCTTGATCGTGAGACAGTTCTGGACTTCTGTAAAACCTATGGCGTCAAGACCAAGATGCAGATCGCGATCAAGGAATCCATCGCCGACGCCAGAAAAGCGGCCATGGACTTGCGCGGACTGATTGCCGACAAGAACGGCGGCCCTGTCCCGAACATGACCAACATCAAGCGGGTGCTTTGCACTGAGGAAGGCTGGACCGGGACGTTTGCCAAAAGCTTGTTTGATGACGCGGTTTGGCTGCGCCGACCTGACACCCGGCAGTTGAATGACGATGACGTGCTGAAGGTCATGGAGATCATGCAGAGCGACCTGTTTCCGTCCATCGGGGTCGAGACGGTCCGGCACGGCGTCCAGGCGGCAGCGGCCGGCAATACGTTCCACCCGGTCAGGGAATATCTGGAAAGCCTGCAATGGGATGCGGTGAGCCGTGCCGGGAGGCTGTTCACCGCATATTTTCCGTGCGCGTCCGAAGATCCTGAATATCTGAGCGCGGTCGGTGAAAAATTCCTGGTCGGCGCCGTGGCCCGCGTGATGCACCCAGGGTGCAAGGTCGATACGATGCCTGTCATCGCGGGCAATCAGGGCCAGAAGAAATCAAGCGGTCTGGCCGCGCTGGTCGGTGATCAGTGGTATGGCAATGACATGCCTGACATGACCCAGAAAGACGCCAAGGAATGGCTGCGCGGCAAGTGGGTGGCGGAGATCGGCGAGTTGTCCTCGATGCGCGGCAAGGACATTGAACACGTCAAGAATTTTCTTTCCACCACCAGCGACAGCTACCGCAAATCTTACGGGCATGTCACCCAAACCTATCCGCGCCAGACAGTCTTTGCCGGGACCGTCAACGGCAATGAATATCTGTCGGACGAGACGGGCAACCGGCGGTTCTGGCCCCTTCAGATGATCGAGGGGGCGACAGTTGATGTCGCGGCGATCGAGCGTGACAGGGGCCAGCTATGGGCTGAGGCGCTGCACCTATACCGCAGCGGCACGGCGTGGTGGTTTGATGAGGGCGAGTCGGCAACCCTGTCGGCACAGCAGGCAGCGGCCCGCTCGGTGGACATTGACGAGACCCGCGTCGCTGACTGGCTGCGCGGACAGGAGGGGCCTGTGACGGCTGGCGGTGTGGCCCTAGCGCTCTTTGCAGATGCGCCAGGCAACAAATCGCTGTCGATGCGGGTGGCCCGCTATCTGCAAGGTGCGGGGTGGCGCGTGTCCAAAACGGTAAGGGGATCGAAGCACTGGGACAGGGGGCGCGGGGCGGAACCTTACGCCTCCCCGTCATGCGGGGGGAATGTGATGCCTCTGATACCGCGCCGTTAAATTGCCGTTAAATTAAAGCCCCGCTCCATTAAATTGTGGCGGGGCTTTTTCTTTGTGGGGTGTTCCATGTCAACCCTTATTGATTAGGTCAACCCCGCCTTAAAGCATTGATTTTGAAAGACGATGCGGTAAGGTTGACTAGGGTTGACCTATCTATAGAGTTCTGGACAGAAAATAGAATAAGGTGGTCTATAATTGCTATAATTTATAGAATGGTAATACCATTATTTTTCTATGGTAGCCCTCCAAGGAAATTGCGATTAGATCAACCCTGTCAACCCTGTGCGCGCTAATGCATTGGCATCAAAGGATTTTTTCCGTGGTTGACCTGTTTTCTCAGGGGTTGACCACTTCCCCCTTGCACGCCCCGGCAATAGGTGGCAATATCGGCCGAACGCAACAGGAGATGCACCATGCCGATGCCCCGGAACAAATTCGACACGCACGCCGCCTGCGCGCGGATGGACCCAGACAGCACGCTCCATCACCGGGAGCGCTGGCCAAGCCTCGCCTTTGTCTGGGACGAGTTGGACGACCTGCGGGCTGGCGCGATCGACCCTGACGACCACGCGTCGGTCGAAAAGGAACTCAAAGAGGCGTTGGACGAAATTGATGAATTGCGGACCGCGCTCAAGACGGTCCTTGGCGCGCTGGACGGCCTCGACGCGGTGCGGTCTGCCGCTGAGACTGTGATGATGGGGGAAGGCGCATGATGCCCGCACCGCGCCCCGTGGCGCCCGCTCCGCGCATCACGATGTGGCACGGTGAGGATGGGCGATGGATGGCTCACCTCTACTGCAACGGGGTTTACAGCCATTCGATCCGTGACACACGTGAGGAAGCGCACGCCGCCTGTGTCAAATTCTGGCGCGAACATACAAGGGAAGGGAGAAACTCAAAATGACGTTTGACCCCGTGACGCGCGCCGCGCATTACAACGATGGCCCGATCGAGGTGATCCACCTCTCGCGCCGCCTTGGCGGTCCGCTCGCGCAGATCGTGCAATACGTGGCCCGCGCGCACCTCAAAGGCGATGAGATGCGGGATTTGCGCAAAGCCCTGTTTTGGACGGATGACCTGATTGCGACGATGAATGACCGGCGGTTGTTGCTGGCGTGCATGACTGAGCCGGATTTTAGCATGTCGGAGTTTACGCGGCAAATGCGCGATGGGCGCGGTCGAATTGTTCGCATGGCGTGGCAGGCCGCATGGGCGCGTGACGTCAGGGTGGCGAGACGGTGGGTGCAGATTATGCGAGACACCATCGTGGCGGAAATTGCGCTGATGGAGGGCGAGGTATGACGTTCATCCCGGTTTTCATCATGTGCCTCATGTCCGACCTGACAGCGTGCCGTGTCATCGACGGCGGGCACATGTCCGAAGTATCGACCATGCGAGAATGTCTGCACACGCTGGAGGCGGTCGCGCCGCTCGTGCGCATGATGCAGGCGAGCGCAGGCTATCCGGTCACGTTGGAGCCTGCGTGCATTCAACGCCCTGTGGGATCTTGAGCCATGCGCGACTTGTTATCCGCAATTATTCGGGCTAGATTTCAATCATGACAAAAATGCCCAAACCACGCCTTGGCAGGCCCTCAAAATACCATCCAAACTATTGTGATGAAATCATTAATTTTATGGCTACCGGATATAGCGTGACAGCTTTTGCCGGTAGCATTCTGGTTTCAAGGTCAACAGTCTATAAATGGGCTGACGAACACCCTGAGTTTTCGGACGCCTTAAATATAGGACAGGCTCGGTCATCCGTGTGGTGGGAAAACTGTTTGCAAAACACCGCGATGACAGGTCAAGGCAACGCAACCGCTGCGATTTTCGGCCTGAAGAACCGTGTCGCTTATGAATGGCGAGACAGGCGTGAGTTGGACATGTCCAGCACCGACGGAAGCATGTCGCCCAAGGCCGCTCTGGATATGTCCAAGCTGTCGCCCGAAGCCCTTGCAGAAATTGTGGCGCTTGGCGATGCACCTGACTCCGCTTGACATAATTGCCGCTGAAAAGGAATTGTGCCGTCGATCGCTGGCGTATTACGCAAGGCGCGCATGGCACGTCCTAGAGCCGTCCACACCGCTCAA